GTTGATTTTTTATTAAAAAATACAGATCTTTTAATTTTTGGTGGGGTTAGAAGACTTAGCGTTTATAATCATGAAAATTTGAAACACGTTAACTCTGATAGATTTCATTTAATTAATTTTGATCTGACCGATGCTCATGCTATATCTAGAACTATAGAAAAAATTCAACCAGATTATTTTATTAATTTTGCTGCACAAAGCTTTGTCGCTAGTAGTTGGGATTTTTCCAGACAAACTTGGCATACTAACTCTACGGCAGTTTTAGATATTCTTGAAGCGATTAGACTTTATAAGCCATCTTGTAGATTATATCAGGCTGGATCAAGCGAGGAATTTGGTAACGTGCTGTACGCTCCACAAGACGAAAAACATCCATTAAGGCCAAGAAGTCCATATGGAGCAAGCAAAGCTGCATCAAGGCAATTAGTCAAAGTATATAGAGACTCTTATAATTTATACGCAATCCAAGGATGGTTATTTAATCACGAAGGAACAAGGAGAGGAGAAGAGTTCGTGACCAGAAAAATAACAAAGAACATAGCAAGAATAAGTCATGCTGTTAGAAATAATGAGGAATTTGCCCCACTTGAATTGGGCAATATAGAAGCGAAAAGAGATTGGAGCGATGCAGAAGATTTTGTAGAAGGAGTTTGGATGATGTTGAATCAAGATGTTTATAATAAAAATTATAATGGAACTCCTAATGAGTATGTCTTTTCGTCAAATGAAACACATACTATTAGAGAATTTGTTGAAAAAGCATTTGAGCACGCTGGGATAAGTGGTTCTTGGATTTACATCGATCCAGATGGAAGAGCGGAAGACGAAGTATTTTGCAGGAAAAAGCAAAATGGACAATACGAAACTTTAGTGAAAATTAATTCAAAATTTTATAGACCCGCAGAAGTCGAACTTCTTTTAGGAGATTCAACTAGAGCAAGAAACGAATTAAATTGGAAACCAAAAATATCATTTGATAATTTAGTTGAAAAAATGGTAATTTGGGACATACGCAATTATAAATCTTAATAAAATGAACCTATTATCTTATAGAAAAAATATATATAGCCAAAATGGAGAAGATGGCGTTATAGAAGAAGTATTGAATAGATTAAATATAAAAGAAGGAAAATTTGTAGAATTTGGAGCATGGGACGGGGTATACTTAAGCAATACATATAACTTATTAAAAAATAAAAATTGGCAAGGTTTTTTTATAGAAGGCGACAGAGAAAAGTACAAAGAACTGGAAAAATTAAAAATGAATCACTCTGATAAATTATTTATAGCGAATGAATTCGTTGGTTTTGAAGGGGATTCTAAATTAGATTTTTTAATTAAAAAATATACAAATTTTAATAAAGACTTTGAGCTCCTAAGCGTAGATATAGATTCTTTTGATTATAGCGTCTGGGATGCGACAAAAGAATATAATCCAATAATTGTTATTATAGAAATAAATAGCCACGTAAAACCTCCGACAGAGCAAATGCATACTCCCTCCGATCCTTCAAGGCAAGGCTCTAGTTTTTCAACGATGTTAAAATTAGGCATTTCTAAAGGTTATACATTGATTTGTCATACTGGCAATTTAATTTTTATTAGAAATGATAAAGTAAATTCAATTAATCTAGAAGAAGAGCATCTAAAAGAACCAAATAAAATATTTATTTCTTTTTAATTTTATTGACAAATTTATATATTTCTAATTAAATATAGGAATGATTAATAGCCACAAACTCTGCCAATTTATAATTAAAAAATATATTAATCAAAAAATAGACTGGCCAAGAGAAATCAAAATAGCTCAAAAATTAATCAAAACCTATAAAGGTTATTCATTTTGGAATGGACTCAAACCTGCTAACCTACCTAGTTTAGCATTCTTTTTGACAGAAGATGGTAAGAAATTCATAGCTATGGAGAAAATGAAAGATAATCTAGAGCTAGATAAACCAATTAAATTCGAAATACAAGAAATAAAAATTGGGGAAGATAAAAAAGTTTGCAAAAAACCTAAAACCCTGTTAGAATTTATAAACTATGGGAAGAAAACCTAAAGATCAAGAACCAGTACAAGATACTGGTCCAAGCGCAAAAAGCAGACTATCTTCATTTTTGAAAGAAAATAAAGATGATCATTATAATTATGAAGACGAGGTCTATTATAAAGTATCTACTGGAAGCTTAAATTTAGATATCGCAACAAGCGGAGGTCTATGTCCAGGGTTACATAGATTTATAGGCATGAATGAAGGTGGTAAAACTTCAGAAGCATTAGAGGTAATGAAGAATTTCCTAAAGACAGTAAAGGATTCTAAAGCTCTATTATTTAAAGCGGAAGGAAGATTGAGTAAAGAGATTAAAGAAAGATCTGGAATAAAATTTGTAACTTCTGCTGACGAATGGGAAGATGGCACATGTTTTGTTTTTGAATGTAATATTTTTGAAACAGTTTCAGAATTAATGAAAGATTTAATTCAAAATAATGACGAAAGTAAAAGATATATGTTTATGCTGGATTCTGTTGACGGCTTAATGACTAAAGGAGATAGTCTTAAGAATATGACAGAAGCCACAAAGGTAGCGGGTGGAGCAGTGATCTCTTCAATGCTTATGAAGAGAATATCGCTAGCTCTTTCTAAACGTGGGCATATGGCTATCTTTATAAGTCAAGTGCGTTCAGATATTAAACTTGATCCATACGCTGCCAATAAAGATATTCGACAAACGACTGCAACTGGTGGAAATGCACTTTTGCATTTCGCTAATTGGATACTTGAATTTGAACCAAAATTTGGTAAAGACCTTATTTTAGAAAAGCCAAATGAAAGATACGACCAAGTCAAGAATAAGATAATTGGACATAATGTTAAAATTACTATCAAAAAATCTACTAATGAAACTACTAATTCTAAAGTTCAATATCCGATTAAGTATGGTAGAAAAGACGGTTCTTCGGTATGGAGAGAATACGAGGTCATTGACCAAATTCTTTCTTGGGAGTTTGCATCTGCTAAAGGAGCATGGGTTACTTTTACTGACGAGATCATAGAAGAACTTAAAAAAGAGAATTTAGAATTAAAAAAGCAACATCAAGGTATAGATAATCTTAGGTCATACTTAGAAGATAATAAACCTATTGTAGATTATTTTTATAATAAATTCATTAACACTTTGGCTTTATGAGGCTTTTAAATGTTAACGGAAAACTCGTTAACAAAAACGTTAGAAGATACTCAATTGATTGGGAAGCTAAAAGCAGAAGTAAGCTTCAATTCAAGTTTAAATCGTTTTTTTACCCTTATTGGAAAAATCATATAGTTTATGAGGAGTTCCCTGTTTATGGAAGCATGCTTAAAATAGATTTATTAAATGCAACAAAAAAGATAGCCGTTGAGATACAAGGATCTCAGCACGAATCCTTTAATAAATTTTTCCATGATAATTCAAGATTGAAATACCTTGAGAGCATTAAAAGAGATGTCAAAAAAGAAAAATGGATAGATACGAATCAATTTAAATTTCTAGAGCTTTATGAAGATGACCTTAAGAATTTATCACCACAATATATAGAAGAAAAGTGCGGAATTTTAATTATTTAAGTGTAAAATCAAGTAGTGACCAACAAAAAAAAATTTAATTTCCCAGATTCTGTTTTAAAGCAAATTGATGAATGTAGTTTTGGCGGATATGTACTTTTCAATTTTTCAGTTAAAGGAGATCCCCAAGTATTTACAAAGTTTGATAATCAAATAAACGCTATGGCTCTTTTATATTATTTAAATACATGGAGCCAAAGCGTAGACCAACTTAATTTAGAAGCTACAACAGATTTAATCGCTAGAAAAAATGACGAAGAAGACCGAGAAAACGAAGATTGACTTGACTTTTGATTCTTAATACAGTATTATAATGGTTGATGATTTATTCTATTCAAGTAGAACGGCATGTATTAAGTGGTTTAATTAAATATCAAAATTTATTTGCAGAAGTAGATATT